ATGATTCGAGAGTCGATATTCGCCGACGACGGGCGCGAGCTGAACGTATTTCGCTCCGCCGTGCGCCCGGGCATGCCGACCGTCGTCGTGGCCCTGCCGTTCGGTGCGCGCCATGCGATGCTGACACGCGCTTACGCGGCGCTGCACGCGCGCTTCGACGTCGTCACTTGGGAGTCGCGGTTCCTGCTCGACGTGGAGCGCGACGACGACACCACCACCTTCGACGCCCGACTGCATGCGCGTGATCTGACGGCCGTGATCCGCGCCACCGCAGCGGCGGGCGGCCCCGCCCGCGCCGACGTGCTGGGCTATTGCTCGGGGGCGGGCGTCGCGCTGCTGGCGGCCCGGCTGGCGCCCGCGGCGATCGCCCGGCTGGTGCTGGTGGGCGGCGAATACCTGCCGTCCGCGGCGCACGCCGAACCCACCGAAATCCAGCGCCAGATGGACATCTTCCTGTCGCTCGCGGCGCGCAGCCGGACGCTGGCGGGTTCGATCCAGGAAAAGCTGGCGGCCAGCGCCGAGCGAACCCGCGGCGAGTTTCAGGTGACCGAGCCGTTCTCGTCTGATCGGCATCTGCATCGCTACGGCATCAACTATCTGGCGTATCGCGCGATCGACATGGCCGAGGTGGCGCGGCAGGTCGCCCATCCTGCGCTCACCGTGGTATCGGGCGCCGACCTGCACGTCGCCCCGGCCGGGTCGATGGCCATCGGCGCCCTGTTGCCGGGCCATGCGGGCAGTGTGGAGGTTGCTGGTGATCACTATGAGCTGTGCCGCGGCAATCCGGAACTCGTCGCGCACATCGGCGCGTTCCTCGATGCGCGCGAGGCCGCGCCTGCCTGAACCGCGGCGCCCGCAGCGGCGAGGCAGGGCGCCGCCGCGCCCTGCCTGCCTCAGAGCATGCCCGTCAGCGCCGCCTTCGCCACGGCCTGGATCTTGTTGGAAGTACCCAGCTTCGACATGATGTTCTTCACGTGGAAGTTCACGGTGCTCTCCGAAATGCTGAGAATTCGCGAGATTTCATAGGCAGTCTTGCCGTCGGCGGTCCACTTCAGCACATCGGTTTCGCGCGACGTGAGATTGGCCTCGGGCTCGCCGGCCGCGGGCAGGAATGGCGCCAGCGCGGCGTGCGCGACATTGGCGAGCCAGTGCACGATGAATTCGTTTCGATCGCGCTCGACCTCATCGATGGCGTCGCCGCCGCGTGCCAGCGACAGGACGCCCAGCGTACCTTCCGCGCCGCGCGTGGCGGAGGACCAGCCGTGCATGAGGCCGAACGACGACGCCTCCTGCCAGAACGCCTGATCCGAGTCGTTGCCCTGCGATGACCACACCACCGGCCGATCGCTCGCATTCGCTGCGCGCGCGACCGGATCGATCTCGGCGAGCCTCAGCCCCTGATAGCGTTCCTGCCAGCGGGCAGGGTAGTTCGATACCGTCAGCGAAGGAGGATTGCTGAGTGGCAGCGGACGTCGTATTCCATAAGCCACGAATTCGTAACCGAGTATCGCCGCAACCCGGCTCAATGTGGCGCCGAGATGCTGCGGTTTTTCGATACGGGAAAATTCGTATAGCCAAATCTGGAGAAAATCTTGCATTGATATGCAGAAGTTCCTTCAATGTCCTCGCCCGGAAATTCCAGAGCGCAGGAATGGTTATTGAAATGCTCATTAATCGAGCTTGCCGATTAATGAGCCGTCGCATCATGGAATATTGCGGGCCGCGCCGAGGCACGACACTCGAGACGCCGTTTTAATGACGACGCGTGAAGCGCCCTGAGCGGAGAACCCGAATCGCAATCCGAACCGCCGCCTCGGAGCCGGGGCTGCTCGGAAAACCGATCACTCGCCTGCCTGGCGGCAAGGCTCATGGCGTGCCGGTTCGCGATCGCGCGCGATATCCTGGTCCTTGGCGGCCCAGCCGGTATCAACCGCGCGCAGCTGCGGTAAGGCTATCTCATGCTGCCCGATCGGGCAGCAACGGTTGCAGACAAGGAATGCCGATGCAAAACAGGTTGCTATTAACCTCGCATCGGGTCAGATCTGTATGACGAAATGTAACGATGGAATGGGTCATTGGCTCTCGGCTCATCTCAGGTTCGCGATCGCAAACGCGGCGATCGAAGTATCGATACTATCGATACTCTAGGGGAAAATTTCAATTTAAGAAAGATGGTTAAGCTGATTTTTATTCGCGCCGGAATTTTCATCGCGCACTTTCACCTGGGATATGGAAAACCATGAAATTTCCGTATTGCAAGGATTTTTGACATAAAACCGCAGACGGCCGTTGGCGTCGATGTCAAAGCCGAATCCGGACGCCTGGATGTCCGATAAACGGGGAATATTTGGATTTAATGGGGCTTTTTGTTTTGATATTGTAAACAATTAGAAAGGTGGCGACGCAGCCGTCCGCCTGTTGCCTGGACTGCGGGGATTCGCTCGTCAGCCAGCCGTGCAAGCGGCCAGCCAGTCTGCCGCCTCGTTGATCGGAGCCGCCCGGCCGCGCACTGCGGCTCCAGATCATGGATGCGCTCAAGCGCGCGGAGGCTGGCGTGGCGGTGCCGGAGATTTGCCGGGAACTGGGCGTCAGCACGGCGAAGTTCTACAACTGGCCCAGCAAGTACGGCGGAATGGAAGCGCGTGTGCCGGATTTACCGAGAACCGGAGCTGAACGTGCGCATCAAGCCTCGCAAGCGGCTTGTGCGGCAGGCGCCGGGGCCGTTGATTGTGCTGGCGTCGGCTCTGCTTAGGTTCAATTCAATTTGACATAATATGAAGAACGGTCGCTAACTAAAGCTGGCGTTACACCTGCGGGACCAAGGCCCCACAAGCGTTAGCGGGTAGCGCCAGCCACCGAAAACCCTTGGAAAATTTTTCCCAAGCGCCTAGCCAGATCGTCTGGATGTCAGGCGTTTTCGCGCGCTCGTAGGCCGCTGCCGCGATGACTTCCATCGGGTCAATACCGCATGCCTCGGCAATTTTCAGGGCAGTGGTTTCATCGAAGTGACTGCGCCCTGCGCGATAGCCGCTGATGGTCGAAGCGCGAATGTTCAGCGCTTTGGCAAGCGCGTAGTCCGATTCAACGCGAAGGCAACGCTTCGCATCGTCGAGATAATCGACGGTTCCTTTCATTTGGTAACCCCTTGATATTCAACATCAACCCTGTCGCGTAGGGTAGTTCGATATTCGAGAACATGCAACGATCGAGGGTTTCGAATGATTCGAGGGCTTGACATAGTTTTAGGCCTCGAACTATTCTTCGACCCGTCGCCTCGGCACCCGGTTCTCAACCCCGCCGGTCTTGAGCTGATCCCTCATGGGCCGGGGCGATGTTTCTCGCTGTATCCGTTCAAGGGGTTGAATAGGGGAAGTCAAATGCACGTTTCGCTGCAACAAACGCTTACACCTCCGGTGCACACGCGCCAATCGCTCACGCCGCATTTTCGTGCGTGGATGGATGCAATGATTGGTTTGGTCCGAAAGTGGACTCGGTTCAACGGCGCGCACTGCGCAGGGTGGGCGGCATGAAAACCATCGTCAACGAACTACGCGACGAGTTGCGCTCGGCGCACGTCATCCTCCGCAACACGCTGGGCGTCGCGACATTTGACCAGAAGCTCGCGTGGGGAAACGCGAACGAGCGGGATGGCGTGATCGGCGAGGGGGTAACTCGCGCTCACGAGCGCCAGCTGGCAATCAATTCGGGGGTAGGGCTCGCGCTGTTGAACGAACTGGAACACGCGGATCGGATCATTGCGAACGTCGCCGCGCTGCTGTCAGCCCATCAACGCGACCTCCTGCTCATCGCGAATCGACAGGATGGGGTGACGGTTTCTTTCGGTCAGCAGTTTCGAGAAATCGAGCGCGCCGTACTGCTGCGACGCGCTGCGGAAGTCGATTTACGCGATTTGCTGCGTACCGGTGGGGCCGTCGATCAGGCGCAAGTCGCGCCTGATTTCGCGGGCCGAGCGTGGGTGGGGCGGATACGTGCACGCCGCGATCGCGTATGTGATTTCGAGGCGGCGTTGCTGTTGTTGCAGTCAGGTTACGTCGGGGAATGCCTTGTGAGGGTTGTCGAGCAATTCCCCAATGATGCCGTCCATTATCTGAACGCTGAACACCGGCGACTCCTTCGCAAGCTCGTTGCCGAGTGCCTTGAGCGCCTCGATCAGTCGATCGAGGCTGGCTTGATCGGTCACGGGGTTGCGGAGAAAGACCGGTAGGACACGACCGATGACCTGACCAGTCATGAATAGACCGGCATTGGTGTATTGCTGTACGTCGCCAATCGTTGCCGGGGTGTCGGGGGAAGCCTTTCTGTTCATGTCTGCCCTCTGTTCTTTGATGCGGTTACCGATTTGTGGGGCGTAAGTATAGCCCGGGCCGAAAACCGATTTTCTTGATAGTGCGAACACCAATTGCGGGTGAGTCAATGGCAACTGTCTATAGCATTCCTAACCAACAAGAGGCGGAAACGCTCGCGATCCGACGAGTGATTCGCGCCAGTAACGCCGAACACATTGCGCGTCGTCGCGCGAGCGATGAGGCCGAGCGGCGGGCGGCGACGCTTCGCCAGATCGAGCGCGCATTCTCCATCCTGAGGTCGGTATGACGCTTGCCGACATCCAAGCCGCTGCGCCGCGCCAGATTGAGCGCGGCATTATCGAAACCGGCCCGTTCTACGAACGTCGCACGCGCGGCGGCTACTTCACGGTGAGCGGATCGGAATTCCACTGGTACGAGGAAAGCGGGGCCGCCCCCGTTTGCTGCATGTCACGCGATGACGCGCTGCGCGCGGCGCGAGACAGCCGCCGAGCGATCTATGCGGAGGCCGCGTGACCGTTACGGCGCCCGTGATCAGCTATTTCGGCAGCAAGTTTCGCGTCGCGCCGTGGGTGCTCTCGCACCTGCCGTCGCACGAAATCTACGTCGAACCGTTCGGTGGCTCGGCCGCCGTTCTTCTGCAGAAGCCGCGAAGCCGTGTCGAGATTTACAACGATCTCGACGGCGAAATCGTGAACCTGTTCCGTGTGGTGCGTGATGACGCGATGCGGGCGGAGTTAATCGACGCGTTGAACGCGACGCCATACGCACGGGCCGAGTTCGAAGCGGCGTGGAACGAGGCAGACGAGCCGGTCGAGCGCGCACGCCGCTTGTGCGTCCGTGCGCAGATGGGTTTCGGGGCGCTCGGCTCGACGCGCCCGCTGCATTCGCCGATCGGCTTCGCCGCCGACATATGGTCGGATGGTCCGGGGCAATGGCTGCGGTACCCCGCGCGCCTCGCGGCTGTCGGCGCCCGTTTGAGCGGAACCATGATCGAGCACATGCCCGCCGTCGAACTGATCGCGAAATATGACGCGCCGGGCGTCCTGTTCTACATCGACCCGCCATACCTGCCCGAAGTGCGCAACAGCGTGTCGCGTGGGCTTGGTCGCGACTATCGCTGCGAAATGTCCGCATTCGAACACGCCGATCTGCTGGCGATGCTCGCGAATCTGCGCGGTATGGCGGTCGTCAGCGGCTACGCGTCGGGAATGTACGACCGCGCACTGGGCGGGTGGGCGCGGTTCACCCGTAGCACGCGAGCGGCCGGGCAGGTTGGCACCGTAGCCCGCGAAGAAGTGGTTTGGGTCTCGCCTGCGGCCTGCGCTGCAACCGGCATCGATCCGCGCACGTCGGTGTGCGTCGGCGACGAGGCGGCGGAAATGCCCCTGTTCGCGACCGGCACGACGCGGGGCTGACATGGATCAGGGCCGCGACGGCGAGACGGTTTCGACGCGCGAACTGCTGATCGAGGATCTAGCCGATTTCGGCATTGGTGCGGGCGTGCTCGCTACGGCTCCCGAGCTATCGAGCCCGCCGCGTACTGCGGAATCCGATCAAGCCGAAGAAGCCGCTATGCGTGTACTTCGTCCGCTCCTGCGCGATCTGTCGAAACGACGTTTTCAATTCCGGTAATCACGAGGTCGACCCCATGAAACGAACACCCGAAGAAAAGCAACTGCCGCTGTGGGCAATCTGGCTACTCACGATCGTTTTTGTGCTGGCGTGGTGCGGAACGCACCCCGACGAAGGTACGGAACCCGCATGGCCCGTTAAAGCGTCGCGCCCCGCGTAACGTTCCCCCTCTCGAATTCCAGACGTATCTATGTGGATCTATGCGCACGACGCCGAAAGCAGCGTTCCCGCACTCCCCGAAGCGAACAAGGCTAAAAAGCGCCTTCCCGTGAAGTGGATGCGCCGCGCGCTTGAGCAGGCGCGCGACGCCGGGCGCGAAAGTGCGCGCAAGTATCGCGAGCGAACCGGGTTCAACGCGTCGCACATGTTCGATCTGGCCGCCGCCGCTAACTCGCTGCGTGACTTTCTCGAAGATCATGCGCCGGACGGCATGCCTGTTTCCCCTGACGCGACCGATCATGAAATCTGCATGAAGGCCCGCCGCATCGCGTCCGATGTGACGATGCGCGCGTATGGGCTCGAACTGGCCCATGCGCTCGTCGTCGCGCGGGCGACGTGCGGCGCCTACAACGTCGAGATGCCGAATTTCGAGCACCCGGCCGATCAGGTCGCGCGTGTGAAGTGCGAACTGTGGTGGCGTCGCCAGTTGCGCAAGATGCACATTCGTAGCTTGGAACACTCGAACATTCGTCTGCACTTCGTCCACTTGAAAGCGGAACCGTACGCGAGCGACGAAGCCGTACGGCGACGCATTGCCCAGAACCGGCGCAACGCTCGCACGCTCGAAGCGGTGACGATGGAGAACGAAGACGGGCAGCGCTTCACGCTCGCCGATCTGGCGTCGAAGGGCATTTCGAACAAGGCATTGAAGCGCGGTGAACTGTTCACGCGCCTGCGCGGACTGGAAGAACTGGCCGACGGTGCGCGGTATCGCGGCGTCATGTTCACGCTGACTTGCCCGAGCCGTTTCCATGCGGTCAGGCAGACCGGAAGCTGGTTCAAGCCAAACCCGAACTATGCGGGCGTCACACCGCGCGACGGGCAGGCGTACTTGCGGAAGGTGTGGCAACGCATCCGCGCCGAATTGAGCCGCGAGGGTGTGACGTACTTCGGCATGCGCGTTGCGGAGCCGCATCACGACGGCTCGCCGCATTGGCACGGTCTGGTGTTTTCGAACGACGTCAAGCGGTTCTGCGAAATCATGCGCAAACACGGCCTGCGCGACTCCGGCAACGAACCGGGCGCGCGCGAGCATCGCGTGCGCTTCGAACTGATCGACAAGGCGAAAGGCTCGGCGGTCGGGTACATCGCCAAATACATTTCCAAGAACATCGACGGTCACGCGGTCGGCGACCATAAAACAAACGAAGGCTACGTGGTGCAGTCGGATTTCTGGGACGACGACGAAATCACGCCGTCGACTCGCGTAGAGACGTGGGCCGCGTTGTGGGGCATCCGACAGTTCCAGCAGTTCGGCGGCGCACCGGTTGGCGTGTGGCGCGAGCTGCGCCGCGTGAAAGAGGACGATTTGCCCGCGATCGAAGAATCGGCGCGCATCGTGGCCGCGTGGACGGCAGCGCAGAAGCGCGACGACAAACCCGCCGATTGGGCAGCGTACTCGCGCGCAATGGGCGGCATCGCGGGCGAGGCCCGCATGGTCTATATCCGACACACGATCGAGCATCGCGAGGGGCGATATGGCATCGCGCCGGTACGCGTGCCGCACGGTGTTGAGGCTATCGGCGTCGCGAGCATCGTTGACGGGCTTTGCTCGTACTCCCGCGAAACGGAGATTTTTGTACCGTCGACGCGTCACGTGTGGCGGGTGGTTCGGCGCGGCGGCGCAGCCGCCCGCCCTTGGACTGGTGTCAATAACTGTACGCAGGAGACCGAGCGGGTCGAAGCGCCAGAAACGTCGGTCGCCGCATGGCTCGAATACGCGGAGTCTTTCCGCGTCGATCCACCCGCAGATCCGGGCCGCACGCGCCGCGAGGGCGCATCTGCGCGCGTTGCGCACGACGTATCCGACTGGCTGGCCGACTACGACACGGCCGATGCCACGCAGAACCTGCAACCTAACCATTCGGGAGCCCTATGAACGTCAGCTATCGCGATCCGCACGACATGTCGATCGAATGTCCCGCATGCGACGGGAAGATCGAGGCGCGTCATTCTGAGCCGATGAGTGACACGATGCGCCGCCTGTATTTCTGGTGCCCCGATTGCGGATTTCGTGCGCCCGCGTCGCTCGAAATCCTGTATTCGCTGTCTCCGTCGGCGTCGCCGCGTGATGGGCTCGACCTGCCGATCGTGCGTGCTGATCCGCTGGACGGCTCGGTCAATTCCCGCACGTCGAAGCGGATCGGGTTGTGACATGCGGTGGACCATGCCATGTCCGCACTGCAAGTCGCGGGGTATCGCCCGCGTGATGCGGCGAACGTCAGATTTGTGTTGGAACGTGGATTTCCAGTGCGACAACGTGCTGTGTGGTCACACGTACCGAACGGCGCTCACGATGACGCCCGCCGAGCAACCAGTGCGCCGCGCCGAACGGCGTGAGTCGCTTTCGCTTTTTGATGACACGCCGGACGGCGGGTCGGTTTCTGATGATGGCGACATTCCGTCGCCGGGGTACTTGAAAGGGGATCAACGATGAATGCTGCAACGACCGTACAGGCTGAAATGGAATTGGTGCCGGGCAACGTGAAAGAGATCGTGAAGCCGTTCCGGCAGGGCACGGCCGACGTCTACATGGTTTCGCTCGATGCGATCCGCGTCCGGCCCGAGTTCAACGAAGCGCGCGAAGCTGACCCGGAGTACCCGACGGCCGTTCGTGAAATCGCGGATTCGATCAAGGCGAACGGCTTTTTTCGTCACAAGCCGATCAAGGTCGCGGCAGCGGCCGACGGCTATCTGTACGTGTCAGACGGTCATACGCGGTGGGATGCGGTGTTGCTGGCGAACAGCGAGGGAGCGGGCATCGAAGCGGTGCCGGTGATCAACGAAGTACGCGGCACGACCGAAGAAGATCGGATTTTCGGCCTGATTCTCGATAACTCCGGTCGCCGCCTGACGCTGCTCGGGGAGGCGATGGTCATCAAACGCCTGATCGGCCGCGGAATCGATGAGAAGGAAATCGCGCGGCGCCTGACGCGCAACGTCGCCTCGATTCGAAACGCGCTCACGCTCGTGGCCGCGCCGAAGCCGATCAAGGAAATGGTCACGTCGGGCGCTGTCTCTGCAACGAGCGCGGTCAAGGTCATGAAGGAACAGGGCGCGAACGCGGTTGCCCACCTGCAAGCGGCGAAAGAGGTTGCGACGGCGGCCGGTAAGACGAAGGTCACGCCGAAGGCCCTGAAAGCAGTCGGCGGCCAGAAACAAACAGCCAGGTCAAACGATGCCGATCTGCTGGACTGGCTCGAGACGCACGGCAATGTCGCGATTCGGCGGATGCACCCCGTAGGAGAACAGCCGGTTTTTCAGGTCGAAGTGGCTGATCTCGTTTCGAGGGCGGTTAATGGGGAGGGGCCGGATATTCGCACCGCGATCATTGCCGCCCGCGAGTGCTGTATAGGCCGGGAGGACGCGTCGCGAGCATGAACGGGTGCAACGAGCAAGACACTCGCCTAGATACAGAGACATACGAAAGCGTTGGATTCTCTGTATGTAGGACGCGACCCTATCATTTCGCCCAAATAGTTCCACCACTTGATCGATAAATTAAGACCTTCGCCAAACTAGTTCCACCACCTTGTTGATTATCGTTCGCATTGAGCGTAGAATCCGCCGGAACTAATGGAGGTTTATATGGCTCGTTTTACTGACTGACGCGATCATCGCTCGCCAAAACGCAATTTCTGAGGGGCAAGGAACGCCGCTCGGTTTGCCGAAGTTCGATCGCTACGCAATTTGCAACCTGCGCGGTGGCATCGGCAAGACTTCTCTTGCCTTCAACCTGTCTTATCTGGCGGATCATTTGCTTGCGGTCGACACGTGTCCACAGGGCAATTTGTCGTATTTTTATGACAACGGTTACTACCAGAACGTGTCGACGACAGTGAACGACATGCTGTTGCCGTATTTCTTCGCTGGCTTGGGCCGCGCTAGTCGTGTTGCTCAATACATGGGTGCGACGAATCCGTACTTCAGCAACAAGCGAAGCTATTTCATGCCGTCGTCGGCCGAGCTCTACACGTTGCCGTCGCAAATGGCGAATGCACTTGCGTCGGCTAACCAGCTTACCGGGCAGCAAAAGGTGACAGTCATCGACACGCTTTTGTACTCTCTCAAGACTGAGATCGAGCGCGAGATGAAGGAAACGGAAACGGACAAGGTGCTGATTGATACTTCGCCGTTTTTCTCTGGATGCACGCACCTTGCGTGGCACGCGGTCGACGCGTTGATCGTTCCCGTTCGGACGGACAAGCAGTCGATTAATTCGCTGTCGTTGATGCTTCGAACCCTCGCGAATCCCGCGAGTGAATTCCGCCGCCTAATGCCTTCAGATATGCATGCGCCGAAGATTCAAATGGTTGTTTTGACCGGGTGCGGGTGGACCACCCGTCCAGGCGCACGCAATGAACCGAATCAGCAGACCAAAGTGTTTCTTGAAGAGGTTCGCGATATCGTTGGACGCAACATCGGGCACTTCACGACGAATGACCCGGATCGCCACATCGTCCTTTCGGACGATTTTCTCGGGTCCGGGCGCGTATCGTCGGCGCTGTCTAAGCCGATCGAATTGATGAATCCGGGCGATTCGACGCGTATCAATCGGATCAAAACCGATGTGAATCCGTCGGTCGGTAAGATCAAGAATCAGCTTCGCTTCATCAGCAGCAACCTCTGGTAAGCGGCTAGCAAGCGCGGGAAGTGTGCAACAGGCGCCTTCCCGCGAGCCCCTCAAGCCGTATCATGCATGCGCGGTGCGCTCCAAAACTTCCCGAGCCGCGCGCCCCAATACCTCCTCGGACCATTGATTCACGCTTTCGCCGGTTACGGCGGCCGCAATGCCGATCTGCGCGTGCACATCAGGCGCGATGCGGAGCATCAGTTTCCCGGACGCCGGTTTTTGCGGCTTACGACCGGCGCGCTTGCAGTCGTCAAGGTAATGATCGACGGCCGCATGAAAGTCTCGCGACAGTTCATCCACCGTCTCTCCGTGGAAACTGATCTTGTCATCCACGCCGAGCACGTGGCCGACGAAAATGTTGTCGCGCCCGTCGAAATCGATTCGGGCGAAATATCCTTTGTAAGACATGGCGTTGTTCATGGCTTGATTCCCATTTCGATAAACCAGTCGCGCAGATCCTCCACCTGATACCGCTTCGCCTCTTTGCCCGGGTGCGGGCGGTGGTGATAGCGGCGCGTTCCGTTCAGTTCGAAGGCAATGCGCGACCCGGCGCCTTCGTGGATTTCGCCGCCGAGTGCGGCAACGAGCGATTCAATATCGGAAAACACGATCCCGCCTAATGTGGGCTTGGTGAAGATCGCGGCGAGGGTGCGGGCGTGTTTCGATTTCATATCCTGATGATAGCAGAAAATGATATCAGTTCGCAATCAAAAAGTGATATCACGGCGCGAAATCGACGCACCGCGCCCGCGCCCGATCTCCGGGCCTCTGAGCGGTTCGGCGATTAATGCATCCAGACCCTTTGTCGGGTCATCGGCGTGCCTGTGGCGGGCCTGACGCGGGCTCGGCAGGCGCCTGCCTCATGATGCGGGCGATGGGTGGCCCGCGTCCCGGCACCCGGATAGCGCAGTCCCCTCCGCGCCTGCCCGACAAAAAAGAAAGGCGGTTTCCGACGCAACCCATGCGCCCGGCCGAGCGCCGTACGGTGCGGCTGAGGGCGATACTTGCCCGATTTTTCCCGACGCAGCTAGACGCGCCGTCAGTGTGTCCAGACGCGCAGCTGAAGCAGGGTCGATTCAGACATACAATCGATTCCGCACGATGGGGGGCGAGCCGCGCCTAACGCCATCCAGTGGCCGTGCCCCGAGCCGTCGCAACGTCTACTGCCCAAGAGGGAGGGGTATGCCACAGTACTTGAAATACGATTACGATTCACTTGATGATTTTTGGAATGCAATTTCTCCGATTGGCGAGATATTCGGAAATTCGACCGGTCATTACGTATTTCGCGGGCACCGGGATAGCTCTTGGGAGTTGGTGCCGCAAGTTTATCGGCAAGATGTGATTAATAAATACAAAACCGGCATGGCCGCGACGCTTCATGATCATCCTGGGCAGACATTCTTCGAATGGATGCTGCTGGAGTCATTTATGCACCATTGCGACTTGCGAGGCTTATCCGTTCCGTTCGATTCAATGGATTTTCGCGAATATTTTTCGCTGCAAAATATCATGAATATGAACAGCATTAATAATAGACTTTGGCCGCAGGATAGAGTCTTGCCGCTGATGGCGATGGCTCAGCATCATGGTGTCCCGACCCGTCTGCTGGACTGGTCCAGCAATCCAATGGTTGCGTGCTACTTTGCGGCTGCGGGCGCTGTTAATGAGCCCACCATTCCAATGAATAAAAGGATTGCAGTTTTTGGTTTCGGCTTCGAGCCGCGTCGAAAGGACGCGGAGTATAGGTACGTGAGTGTCCCGGGGAGCACGTCTGTAAATATATCTGCGCAGGGTGGTGCATTCATACTGGTAAATAATTCCGGCGAAAGGGGCGAGATTTTCACCGTTGGCGCAAAGCTTGAGGACAAGCTAATTCACGACGATCGCCTCGTAAAATTAACTTTGCCGATTTGTCTCGCAGGACAACTTCTATTGCGCTGCCACAAATTCGGCGTATCTGCAGCGTCCATCTTCCCCGGATACGACGGGGTGGCGAAAGCTGTTTTGGAGCGGAATCTTGCGGAATCGTTTTTGGAACGGCTGGTAGCAGGCTGACGCGGATTGGTATGTGAGCGGGTGCACATTTACGATATTGGGGCGGGCATGTACAGCACGTTGGAATCCATACAGGCGCTGATCGGTGTAGAGGCTGAATCAATAAGCCTTGAGTTCAAAGACGGCACGAAGCTCGACGGTCTGACTGAGCGCGCCAAGACCGAATTGGTCACCGACGTTACCGCCTTCGCCAATGCCGGTGGGGGCACCGTGATTTATGGTTTGCAAGAGGAATCGCGCGAGGGGCAGTCCCTTGCATCGGCGATCTCTCCGGTCACAGACGTCAGGGTCACGCAGGACAGGTTGCGCGACGTAATTTACTCAAACACTGATCCAGCATTGCGGGCATTCTCGATTACCACGATCGTCGCCGAAGGCGGTTCGATCTTCGTGATCGAAATTGCGGAGGGCGACACCGCGTATCAAAACAAGCGCGATCAACGTTTCTATAGCCGGGTTGACGCATCGGCGCATCCAATGTACGCGTTCGCTGTCCGCGACGTAATGAATCGAAGAACGCGGCCGCACGTTAGTGTGCGGTTTGTCATTCGACGGCGAACAGTCGAGCAAGGCCGCCATGTGTATGTGTTGGTGCCCAAACTCGAAAATGAGGGCAATCTCACTGCCAACCATTGGACTTTCCGCCTCGGCGTACCGGTCCCAATTGGACGGGCAGACGGGGTCTTGGGACGCAATATGCACTCAATCGGCCAGTCGAGGGAGGGACTTCATACTGTTCAATGGTTTGAGTACTCATCGGAATGGGGCGGGGCGCTCGGTACCGCGAGGTTGAGAATCCTTCCCGGGGATACTCTCGAACTAGATATGAGCCACGGCTATCCGGAAGTCCTACTGGTGATCAACGGTATTGCCGAGATTCGAGCCGCCGAGCTAGATCCGCCCATATTCTGGTCACTACTGCTCGACAACGCTCCCCGGCAGACGGGAGAAATGCCATACAGTGACTGGTCAGTCTGGTAACGGGAATCAGGATGAGGGAATTCATGGCCGCCGTAATTTATCTTGCATACAGGATCAAGGATGAGAGATTGATGCGGCCGGAACGATATAGTCGGTAAATCGAACAATTTCCTCGCCTGCCCATTCATTAATTTTGAGAAATTGCTGTTGTAGCGGAAGGATTTCGTTCCGTCCGAACACGCGCGCGGCAGTGTCGGCCGCACCGAACCCGCCCGTGTTGCTCGGGACGATGCCGAGCAACTGCGGCGGCACGCGGTGGGCCGCGAGCGTGTCGTCGCGCGTTACGTTCTTGATGTCGAAAAACTGGTCTTTCGCTGCAACCTCGGAAATCGGGATCAGTTGGACCGCGCCTTTTTCGCCGCCGCTGTTTCGCGCGGCCGAGTGCAAAAACAGGTTCCGGAAATTGCCGATGCCCTTCGAGTCGCGCAACGCCTTCCGGATCGCGTCTACGTCGTCCGGGTCCATGTTCGGGTCGTTGAGGTACAGGATGAACCCCGCGTGCGAGCCGTTCGCGTAGTAGCGGCGCCGGAACAGCGTGGCCGATTCGTTCAGCCACGCGGATTGCAGCGATGCGACGTACTCGGGCATGCCATACACCTCCTGATTCACGTCCGGTTCCATTAGCTGAAAGATCGACCCTGTGTCGAACTGGTGGCGGTTGAGAAAGCCGTCGATGAACACGAAATTGACCAGATCCGTTTTTCGGCGCGTGTATTTCGCTGGGGAAGGGCGGTATCGGAGTGCTCCACCTGCGCGGTTGCGCTCGCGTTCGAGGTACGCGTCGCCGAAAACTAGAAAATCGAGGGCGAGGCGCCGGAACGCATCGCGCGAAAACTTCGGATGCTCGATGAACGTCGAGGCGAGCACGTTTCGTTTGAAGTACAGCGCGGACGCGTGATGCGTGCCCGCACGAAGCGATTTCGCGAGCCCGGCGCGGCTGATCGGCGGCTCGAAATAGTCGTCGATCGCCCACAGCTCGGCGTAGTCGAGAATGTCGGCGCCGTCGATCGCGGCGACAGCATCGCCGAACGTGAACGTTTCGATTGAGGACAGCGGCGCGCGCGTTGCAACGTCGTGCGCGTCGGTGGTCGGAACGAGGGCGGTGCTCATCAGTAAATCTCCACGGTGCTGCGTGCGCGGCTGGCACCTTCGAGGGGTTCGTTATCGAGCGCGTGAAGGCAGGCCCATGCGAGGTCAGCGTGGCCGATTTCTTCGTTACGCGCGGCGGTGTACGTCATCTTCGTGCCGCTCGGCGTCATGGCTCGGCGGATGGACAGGAACGATTGCGCGAGGTCGGTCATACCCGCGTCGAATTCCAGGCGCTTCTTCCCGATCACCGACATGCCTTTCAGGACAAGGCGGTTTTTCACTTCGGGCGAGTAGTTGATCGGTACGACACGGGGGAAGAACTGGCGCACAAGCTGATGCACGCCGTGACCGATGCCGGTCGTATCGATCGCGATATAGGTCACGTGGTAGCGCTGCGTCAATTCGCGGATTTTCTCGGCCTGCGTTTCGAAGTCGATGCCCTTCCAACGATGCCGTTCGAGCACGCGGAATTTTCCGTTCGGCTGCTCGGGCGGGGCGATGACGACGCACCCGGCCGAATCGCCAGTGAGGGCAGGGTCGTAGCCGATCCATACCTGTTTCCAGCCGAACGGTCGATCGAGCAACGGCTTCACGTCCGTCCACACGTCCCATGAATCGACCATGCACGCCTGTACGAGCCGGAAGGCGAACACCGAAGAGGTGTCGTCCACGAACTGGCACATGTACAGGTTTTCGAAATCGGCGGGGCTGTTCGTTGAGCGCAAGTCCTCTAGATCCAGTTTCGTGAACCCGGACGCGACCGCATCCTCGGCGGTGACGATCTGCCTCCATTGCCCGTCTCCGCACTGGCGGCCGGGTGCAAGCGACGTGTGGGAAATATCGATCTCGACGCGCTCGTCGTCGGCCCGGTCGCGGTTGAAGTGCGCGCCAGTCCAGAAGGGATAGGCTTCATGTGTCGTCGTGGACGGCGTTGAGAAGTGCGTCATCCGCAAATGCGAATGCGTCGCCATCCCCATCGCAACCTTGTTGAGCGTCGCAAAATTGCTGACCCAGAAATACTCATCAAAATACAGGTCGCCGTTGTAGCTTTGGGCCGTGCGTGAACTGGTGCCGAGAAAAATCAATTCCGCACCGTTCGACAGCCGCATCGGATCGCCGGTTAGCTCGACCTGCGCAGCGCTCCACGCGAATTTCTGGATATACGAGCGGAACACGTACGCCTGTGCGCGGCTCGCCGACAGAAAAATCTGATTCGTGCCGGTTTCCAGCGCACGCACGAGCGCTTCGTGCGCGAAATAGAACGTGGCTCCGATCTGTCGTGACTTCAGGATGTTGCGGCGACGCAGGTGCCGATTCTCGAACCACGTGTTTTGATGGCCGATCAGTTGCTCGCGGATCGCTTCTTTCAGTCGCTGTTCCTGCTCGGCCGTGATGACGTTGCGATTCGATTTGCGCGACGACGATCGCGGCGACGTGTTCGATTTGCCTTCGCACGCCGTACCACTATCGCCCCCGACACTTTCGGCCCGTTCGGCGCGCACTTGAATGCGTTGCTGGCGCTCCATTTCTCGACCGAGTAAGTCGAGTTCTTTGAAGTCCTTTCCGTCCTTGTTTTCCTTAGCGATCAACACACGCTGTCGCTGCACGAGCGCATCGATAACCTTGTCGGTTGACGTCGCCTTGTCCCATCCCTCGCGTTGCTTCCACGTCTCCACCGTTGACCGCGGCTCGCCGATGTACTCGGCGATGGTGGCAATTTTCCATCCGCTCCAAAACAGATCACGTGCGACGCGGCGCGTGGCGAGGCTCGTCACGTTCGTTGCGGATACATCGTTCGATGCCGGGAAGTCGGCGAAGGGGTTTGCAGGTTTGACCATTCGTCGAGCGTATCGCGCGCGCGAGCGCGAAATCGACCCTCTGAATCTGTACCCGGCCTGTCACACAGGAGCGTGCGTTGAAGCGTTTGCAGCGCTCACGCACGATGGTGTTCACGCTCGATGAGCGGACAGGAATCAACAGGGAGAAAACACAATGAAGTTTGTGCGGGTGGCAACGGAGGGCGCGACGACGGACGGTCGCGCCATCACGCGACAACAGATTCAAGAAATGGCGGACACGTACAACCCGGCGACGTATGGCGCGCGCGTGTTTCTGGAACACATTCGCGGCGTTCTGCCCGACGGTCAGTTTCGCGCATACGGTGATATTCGCGCTGCTGAAGCGCGGACGGTCGAGGACGGCAAGCTCGCGCTGTTCGCGCAAATCGACCCCACCGACGATCTGCGTGCGATGACGAAGGCCCGCCAGAAGATCTATTCGAGCATCGAGATTGCGCCGAATTTCGCGGACTCCGGCAAGGCATATCTCGTCGGACTCGGTGTCACCGATAGCCCGGCCAGCCTCGGCACGGAAATCCTCACGTTCTCGCAGCAACACCCGGATCACTTCAAGACGCGAAAGCTCGCACCGGAAAACCTGTTTTCGGTCGCCGTTGAGGTCGACGCGGCGTCGCTTGTCGCCGATTTGCCCGCCGACCCGGTCGCGTCGCCTGCGTCGTTCGCCTCGGCCGTAGCGGCGAAGTTTGCCGAAATGTTCGGCATCGGCGCCAAGGATACGTCGCAACCGCCGACGCCGAAGGGTGGTCGCGCGTCGAGTGATCCGGTGCCCGGCAGTGGCGTGAGCGGCGATTCGAACGCGGATGCCGTAACGCGCCTCTCCATGCACTGCGCGTCGCAACAGGTGCTCATCGAGAACCTGTCGCGCGACCTCGCGACGATCAAGGCCGACCGCGAGAAAGACCGCGAGGCGTTCAACACTCTGAGCCAGAAGCTCGAACGCGAGCCGGGCGGGAATGCGCGACCTAGCGCCACGGGCGGCGCTGATTGGGAAGCGACCGACTGCTAACGGCGGCCGGGCTCACAGACCACAAATCGAATCACCGGAGAACACATGAACCCGATTACCCGGCGCGCACTGACGCGCTACATGGACAATATCGCGAAGCTGAACGGCGTCGCGAGCGTCGCGGAAAAATTCGCCGTCGCGCCGAGCGTCCAACAGACGCTCGAAAAGCGCATTCAAGAATCTGCGGCGTTCCTGCAGCGCATCAACGTGCAGGGCGTTACCGAACAGATGGGCGAAAAACTCGGCCTGCTGATCGGCGCACCGATCGCGAGCACGACGGACACCACAAAGGCCGATCGAACTACGGTCGATCTGACCGACATGGACCCGAACGCTTACGTCTGCGCGCAGACGAATTACGACACGCATTTGAAGTACAGCAAGCTCGATGCGTGGGCGCAGTTCCCGAATTTCCAGACGACGGTGCGCGACGTGAACGCGACGCAACAAGCGCTCGATCGGATTCGAATCGGCTTCAATGGTGTCGGCCGGGCTGCAACGTCCGATCGCACGAAGAACCCGAACCTCGAAGATGTTAATAAGGGCTGGCTGCAGACGTACCGCGATCAGGCCAAGGATCGTGTGATCAGTGAAGGAAAGAAGGGCTCGGGCAAGCTGGTGATCGGCGGCGCCGATGGCGATTACAAGAACCTCGACGCGCTCGTCTACGAAGCCACGAATTCGCTGATCGAGCCGTGGTATGCCGAAAGCCCGGAACTGGTCGTGCTGTGCGGCCGCGATACGCTCCTGGACAAGTATTTCCCGATCCTCGATCGCGACAACCCGCCGACGGAATCGCTCGCGGCCAGTATGGTTATCAGTCAGAAGCGCATCGGCAATCTGCAAGCCATGCGGGTGCCGTTCATGCCGCGCGGCAAGCTGTTCATCACCATCCCGAAAAACCTGTCGATCTACTGGCAAATCGGCGGCCGTCGGCGCACGGTGATCGACAACCCGAAGCGCGATCAGGTCGAGTTCTTCGAATCGAGCAACGAGGCGTATGTGGTCGAGGACTTCGGCGCCGGTTGCCTGATCGAGAACGTCGAATTCGCCGGTGCGCCTGCGCCGGTCGGCGGCCAGTAAGGTGCGGCGATGACGCGACATACCCCGATCACTCGGCACCTGATGCGCGTCGCCGCGTCGGCCGCGTCCGTCGCCGAACCCGGCGACACGCGCGGCGATGTCGCGGCGAGCACGCAGCGCGGGCAGGATAGGGCGTACGAAATGATGCGCGCGAAGCTCGCGACGGATCAGCGGCGATTGAAGGAAACGCAATCCGTCGAGCGCAAGGTCGAAATCAAGCGCGAAATCCTGCCCGACTACGTGCCGTACATCAGCGAAGTGCTTGAGCGCGACGGGGGCGGTCAGGATGACGTGGTGACAACGATCATGCTGTGGCGGCTTGACGCCCGTGACATGGGCGGGGCGATGGATATCGCCCGCTATGCGATCCGCCACGGGCTGACGATGCCCGCGCATTTCGACCGCACGCTCCCGGCGACGGTGGCCGAAGGGTTCGCCGACACGGCCAATGTGCCGTCGGGCCTGCTTGCCGAAGTGATCGACCTGACCGCGTCATTCGATATGGTCGATCAGATCCGCGCAAAGCTGTTCAAGGCGTACGGCGTGGCGCTGTCCGCGGTCGATCCGGATGCCGCGCTTGCCGCGTTCCGACGGGCGTTCGAACTGAACGACAAGATCGGCGTGAAGCGTGATATCGCGCGGCTCGAAACGCTGCTGTCCGGCAAGGAATCTGCATCCGGTCCCGATGGTGGGGGCTCGGATGCGTAACGCGTCCCTCGCGACGTGGCGGCACGCGTGCCGGGCGGCAGGCATTGCGCCTTGCCAAGGGGCACGCGTCCACCGCCACCCCGAAGCGGTGTCGCGATGAACGATTTCGTTTCGACCGCACCTGTCCCGGCTGCGACCGCGCCGAAACCGGCCGATCCTGCCGTCGCCTCGGTCATCCCGGGCGATGGATGGTTTCCCGAAATCGATCTGCGCGTTGCCCGTGAAGTGATGCGCCTGCAAGACGGCACGATCACCGATGCGCGGCTTCGCGATGCGGTGGTCGAAGGCATCGCGCACACCCGGGACGTGCTTGCCGCGTGGCGCGCCGATCGCGAGCGCGACGGCGCGGCCGATCTGGCGGCGACCCTGAGCGGCGAAGTGGACGGCGTGAACGTGCAGGTGTCGCGCTTTCGCCGGGCCGTGTACGCGTGGGCGCTCGCATGGCTGGTCGAGCGCTATCGCGGTTACGACACGTCGGCCAGTGGCGCGCGTCGGGCGGAGGCGCTGGATTGCCTGCCGGAAGACGCGCGGCGTGATGCGTATTGGGCCGTCTCGGACATCATGCGACGCCAGCGCGTCACGGTGGACCTGATCTGATGAAGGTACGCGCACAACAAAACGAAACCGTCGACGCGCTCTGCTGGCGTTGGTACGGCCGCACCGATGGCGTGGTCGAGGCGGTGTTAGAGGCGAACCCGGGATTGGCCGATATCGGCCTGTTTCTCCCGCTCGGGTTCGAAGTCGAAATGCCGGACCCGACTGGGATCACGGGAACGGCGCCGCTGGTTCAGCTATTCGATTGAGGTTCGTATGCGAAAAGACCCCGGTTTTCAAGCTCACGGCGCGCGCGCTGTCGCGTTTCGCGCGCTGTATGTAGTGCTCGCGCTCGTGGTCGTCACGCGCAGCGTGTCGGCGCCGTACGCGCTCGCGGACATGATGATGCGACGGGAGGGTTTGCCCGGCGCAATCCTGACGCTCGCCATGATCGGCATCGCAATGGTTCAGGTCGCCGACGTGTTGCTGAATGGCGTCCTGCCGCGACGGTGCGCGTGCGTGTGGCTCGTGCGGCACCGCCACGGGCTTTATGTCGGCGCGGCGTTCTGCTATCTCGTGCCGCCCTTCGTATTTGCGCCGATCCTCGGCAATGCGTGGGGCGCTTATCTGCTGTATGTCGGAATGGCCGTTACCAGTCTGGTACTGGCGTTCCACGATCAATTCGAAAAACGTCATCGGAGGGCTGCGTGCAAAACCTGATTCGGTATCGGTGGGTCTGGCTGGCGGTGGTGTGGCCGCCGTCGGCGTGGGCTGCAACGGTCACGTTCGGCGACGATCTGTCGAGCATCCCGCTCGCGGCCGTGACGCTGTGCCTGTTTCTGTCGTTCATTGGCGGGCTCGCGAGCACGTTGCAGAAGCTTGCGGCCGATGTGGCGCCGGTTCGCTCGATCGGGCTGGAAATCGCCAAGGATCTGGTGGTGTCGCTGGTGGCCGGGCTGCTGGCGTTCTTCGCGTCCGAATGGATGAATTTTCAAGCCGTGCTTGAGGCGGGCGTGATCACGCTCGCCGGGTACGGCGGTTCGCGGGTGCTCGATCGGGCGCTCGACCGCGCTTTGCGCGAAGTGGATCGCGGGGCAGACGCGGGCCGATAAGGCGCGCTCGGCACGCAGGCAATCAGGGAGGCTCTATGCAGTTGACGGACCATTTCACGCTGGAAGAACTGACCGCGAGCGACGTAGCGCGCACGCGGCAGATCGACAACACGCCGTCGGCCGCGACGGTCGAAAACCTGCGGCGTCTGGCGCAGACGTTGGAACAGGCTCGTGTGCTGCTCGGCGGCAAGCCGATGCAGATCACGTCGGGCTATCGTAGCCCGGCACTGAATCGCGCGGTGGGCGGCGTCGCCAGTAGCGCGCACCTTGCCGGGCTCGCGGCCGATTTCGTTTGCCCGAAGTTCGGCGCACCGCTCGACGTCGTCCGCAAGCTGGCGGCGTCGAATCTCGCGTTCGATCAGCTCATTCACGAAGGCGGCCGGTGGGTGCATATCGGCCTCACTGCCGACGGCGTGAAACCGCGTCGGCAGGTGCTGACCGCTCATTTCAGCGGCGAAACCGCGTCGTACACGGTGGGCGCATGAATCCGCTCGTCGTGAAGCTGCTGGCGATCGGCGCGGCTGCGCTCGCTGCATGGGGCGGCGTTCGCTATGTCCAATCGCTTCGTGCCGACGTTGCGGACGCACAGCAAGCCGCACGCGCTGCGCGCGATCAGGTGGCGGTCCGCGATCAGACGATTGCGCGACTTGCAGCAAGCGCGCAGTCGAACGCCGAACTACAACGGCGGCTCGATACGACGCGCACGCAGATCGGCGCGGCGCAGGCCCGCATCGAAGCCGCAACCCGGAGAATCCTCAATGAAACCCCCGAATCTCGCGCATGGGCTGATACTGTCCTGCCTGCTGACGTTGCCCGCCTGCAAGCAAGCCCCGATCTCACCGGCGCCTGTGATTACCTTCAACGCGTGCCAGCCGGTGACGCGGTGCGCGCTGCCTGCGATGGCACCGCAAACGAACCGTGACATGAATGCGGCGCTGCTGATGACGAAGGCCGCGTGGGCGCAATGCGCGGCGACAGTCGATGCGATTGCCGACTGCCAGGCGCGCGCCGAGCGCGCGGCTACGGTCTCAGATCCGGACGGCGCACGGTGAAAAAACTTGATTCGCTGCGTGCGGCGATCACGGGCGCCGTCTCGTACCTGACGGAAAATCCCGATCGGCTGCTCGTGTTCGTTGACGAAGGCGTGACCGAATCGAACGCGTCGCGCGCGCAGTCTTACGTGATTCGCTACGTGGCGCGTATCGTGCTGCTTGATTTCGCCGGATCGACGTTCGCCCTGATGGGCGATATTGTCGAGTGGGCGAAGCGCAATCAGCCGGACGTCGTACAGAACCCGGACACGCGGCAGAACGGCATTACGTTCGAGGCGGACATGTTGAATCATGGCGCCGTCGATCTGTCGATCCGCGTCCCGCTGACAGAAAACGTCGTGGTGGCGGTAGCGCCCGACGGTACCCGGTCGTACGCGTCCGTGGACGATAGCGCGCCCGGAAACATCGATACGGACTCGGCCTCGTGGCTGGTCGACCCGGTCGAAACAATCCTCGTGGCGCGCAGACGGTGACGGACGATCTAACCGCACTCGATTCGTGGGTTGGCGAACTGCTCGCGAAACTCACCCCCGCGCAGCGACGCGGCGTGCTGCGTGCCATCGTGCGCGACCTGCGGCGCAGTCAGGCGGCCCGCATCGCGAAGCAAACAAACCCGGACGGGACACCGTTCGAGCCACGAAAGCGTGCATCGGGCAAGCGCCCGCCTGCGCGCGCCAGCGCGGGGCGGATCAGGCGGCAGGCCATGTTCATGAAGCTGCGCACGACGCGATTTATGACGGTTGCGGCGACAGCCGAAGGCGGAACGGTTGGATTCGCCGGGCGCGTCGCGCAGATTGCCGCCGTCCACCAACACGGCGAGCGCGCCCCGGTTGCGCCGGGCGGCCCGGAATACCGGTACCCCCGTCGCGTGCTGCTCGGCTTCACTGAGCCCGAGCGCGGCATGATCCGCGACCACTACCTCAAACACCTTTCCGCCCGCTGACGCGCGGTCGCGCACGTCCGTCGCTTTTCCCTCGCTGATTTTGTACCCGGCCTGAGCCCTGGCGTCATCGCTCGCCCATCGATCGCGCGCGCGGCACGATGGCGTATCGAATGATTCAGCGGTGGGGCACACGTGGGACAGGCACAGGCTAACGAAGCACAGCGACAACAGCGGAACGGGATTTTGCGTGGCCGCGTGGTCGAGGTCGATCTGGCCGACCCGACCGCGCCCCGGTGCCGCGTTGCGGTCGGTGACCCCGACACCGACGGAGAAGGGCTCACGACGAACTGGCTTCCGTGGAAAGCCGCGCGTGCGGGCAAGGTCCGTACATGGAGCGCACCGAGCATCGGCGAGCCGGTGGTGATTGACTGCCCCGGCGGCGATCCGTCGCAAGGCGTGGTGTCAGGCGCCGAGTATTCCGACGACTATCCCGCACCGAGCACGAGCCCGAGCGAGCACATGATCGCGTTCGCTGACGGCGGCCGCATCGTCTACGACGACGCGAGTCACGCGCTCACGGTTGCGTTGCCTGCGGGCGCCACGATCCATTTAGCGGCGCCCGCGTCGGTGCTGATCGAAACGCAGGCGGCGACCGTCAAGGCCGAAACGGTCAAGATCGACGCGCCGCAGACGACATGCACGGGCGCGCTCACGGTCGAAGGGCCGTTCACGTTCCTGAGCGGCGCGACCGGGCAGGCGGGCGAGGGCGGGTCCGGCGCGGTCATGCAGATCCACGGGTCGGCCGATTTCACGGGCGACGTTACCGCAAGCGGCGTGAGTCTCGCGCACCATCTGCACCGGGCGCAGGGCGAATCCGCGCTCGTGTCGCCGCCGATCGCGGGGGCGTGATGATCGGCATGAACGCACAGACCGGGCGATACGTTGAAAGCGTGGATCACCTGCGCCAGTCGGTCGCCATCATCTTTTCGACGCCGTTGCGCACGCGCGTGAAGCGGCGACTGTTTGGCTCGGACCTGCCGGACCAGATCGACGCGCCGGGCAATCAAGGGGTGCTCACGCAGGTGTATGCCGCCGTCGCAACCGCGCTGATGCGCTGGGAACCTCGGCTGACGCTCACGCGTGTCTCGATCGATCAGGACGCGATCACGTCCGGCGAATTCGCGTCCGGGACGTTGCCCGTCATCGTAGAAGGCTATACGACCGTACGCGGTGGTTCTGTTGACTTCCGCACGTCGGTTTCGGTCGAGGGCATTGGCGCATGAGTACCCCCATCGATCTGTCGCGCCTGCCCGCTCCTGATGTTGTCGAGGAAATCGATTTTGAGGCAATGCTCGCGGAGCGTAAGGCCGGGTTGCTATCGCTCGTACCGGACGACCGTCGCGCGGAAGTGGCGGCAGCGCTCGAACTGGAATCGGAGCCGATCACGATCGTGTTGCAAGAAAGCGTGTATCGCGAAATGTACCTGCGACAACGCGTGAACGACGCAGCACGTGCGGTCATGCTGGCGTTCGCGATGGATGGCGATCTGGATCAACTGGCCGCGCTGCTCGGCGTCCAGCGTCTCGAAATCACACCCGCAGACCCGGAAACGGGTGCCCCGGCCGTCATGGAAGGCAACAGCGACCTGCGCTATCGCACGCAGTTGGCGCCGCAAGGGTATTCCGTCGCCGGTCCGGAGGGTGCGTATCGTTCGCACGCGCTCGCGGCTCATGGCTCGGTGCTGGACGCATCGGCGACGAGCCCGGCGCCCGGCGAAGTGCTGGTGACGGTTCTCTCTCGTGACGGCGACGGCACCCCATCGAAAGAGGTGATCGACGCGGTGACGGCGGCCCTTCGCGCCGACGACGTGCGCCCGCTCACCGACAAGGTGACGGTGCGTGGTGCAACGATCATCGGTTACGAAGTCGATGCGGTGCTGTTCACGTTCCCCGGGCCGGATTCGGGTGTCGTACTGAAAGAGGCTGCCGCGAAGCTCGCGGCCTACGTCGATGAAACCCATCGTATCGGCCGCGAGGTCACGTTGTCCGGCATCTACGCTGCGTTGCATGTGAACGGCGTCGAGCGCGTGAAGCTGAACGCGCCGACCGCTGACGTTGAGATTTCCGCCACGCAGGCGCCGTACTGCCGGGCGGTCAAGATCACTCCGGGAGGCGTTTATGGCGGGTGATCTGCTGCCGCCGAACGCGTCGCCGCTGCTGCGCGCGATCGCGGCCGCGAATGCGCGGCTTGGTGAGGTGCCGGTGCCGATTCGCGACCTGATGAACCCGGACACGATCCGGCTCGATCTGCTGCCGTGGCTTGCGTGGCACTTGGGCGTCGTTACATGGAAAGACGACTGGCCCGAGCGCATCAAGCGCGCCCGCGTGAAAGCCGCTATCCCGATCGCGCGGAAGAACGGCACGGCCGCGGCTGTCCGTGAAGTGGTCGAAAGCTTCGGCGGCAACATCGCAATGCGGGAATGGTTCGAGCAAGACCCGCCCGGCAAGCCCTACACCTTTGACATGGTGATGACCGTCGCGGCGCAAGACGGCAACCCGCCGACCGCGTCGTATATCGCGGACATTCTCGCGGAAGTGGATCGGGCGAAGCCCGTACGCGCCCACTACACCTTCACGCAGGGGTTTGCACTTAGCGGTTCGATCGGTGTCGGCGCTGGTGGACAGGCCGCGCTCTATCGTCGTCTGACGTTGACGGAACAATGAACATGGCAGGGAATTTCATTCGAGTAACCGATGCCGGGCGCGCTGCGCTGGTAGCGCAAGGCAACACGGGGACGAACGAGCATCGCGTGACCGAAATCGGTCTGTGTACGGGTGCGTTCGTGTTCGACCCGGCTATGACGGTGATGCCGAACGAGCGCAAGCGCGTGAACACGTTCGGCGGGAAGAACGTTGCGAAAGACACGATCCACGTCACGATCCAAGACACGACGAGCGATCAATACTCGTTGTACGGGTATGGGATCTATCTGGAAAACGGCGTGCTCGCGGCGGTGTACGTGCAGAGTACCCCCATCATGGAGAAGTCACCCGCCGCGTATCTGATGCTGTCGTCCGACATGCAGTTTGTGTCGATCGACGCGGCGAAACTCGTTTTCGGCGACGCGTCGTTCTTGAATCCGCCTGCATCGGAAACGGTGCAGGGCGTCATCGAACTGGCGACACAGGAGGAGGTCAACGACGGCAAGGATTCGTCGCGCGCGATCACGCCTAGGACCGCTGCCGCATGGTATGCGCCGCTCATTCGCCCGAAGTTCACCGGGCCGGTGAGCGTCACGTCGACGCCGACCGATCAGGACGCGCAGCTCGCAATCGCGGCATCGTCCGGGGCGCTGAACCGCGACGCGAAGCTGCGCTTTCACGGCACGTTCGCGGCGGGCACGACGGACACCAATGCTCGGTTCGTCGCAACGATCCGCAGCGGATTCGACGCGGGGACGTGGGGCCGGGAATACCTGGACTTCTGGATCAACCGCACGCCAAACGACGCGAACAGCGACGCGAACCAGATTCGCGCGATGCGAATCACGTACGGCGGCCGGGTTGTCGTCGGCAATCGCGAAGATGACGGAAAGACCGCGTTTCAGGTCGGCGGCGACGGCGCGTTCACTGGCGGCATTTCGTCGTCGGGGCTCGACGCGGGCGGCGCCAATCTCCGACTGCGGAACGGTCGCGATGTGCTGCTGCGCAATGACGGCTCGAATTTCTATGTGCTGCTGACCAACAACAGCGATTCGGGCGCCTCGTGGAATGCTTATCGGCCGTTCACGATCAATATGGCTACGGGTGTCTTGTCGCTAGACGACACGGGCGCCGGGGCGTACTTCGGCGGGCAAGTGAACGTCCGGGGCATGCTGAACGTCAGTAATGGCGCAAACGAGGCGCGCATGCTGATCGGCCCGAGCGGCGGCTACTTCTTCGGGACTGGCAACGCTGCCGGGTTCTATCTCCCGTCCACGGGTGCGATGTTCGCATTCGATTTCGCGAAAAAGAATCTGACCGTCGTCGGAAACGAAGTGTGGAACGCGGGCAATCTGCCGAACCCGGCACAGACGAGCGGCATCACGATGTCCGGGCAGATTCTGGCCGCCGAAGGCACCGTGACGCGACCCGGCTATTCGTTCGTGAACGATGGTGCACCGGACACGGGCTTTTTCCACGTCGCAGATGGCGTGTTTGCTGTTACGAACAACGGTCGGGAAACGATGCGGTTTCTCGCTAGCGAGCCGAACCGCGTCCTAGTTGGCACGACCGTCGATGACGGGCACATGTTCCAGATTGCAGGCAACGCGAGCACACGCGGCCTGCATCGGTTCGGCGAGGGAAAAACAACCGCGTGGGCGAACAGCGGCAGTGAATGGGGCTTCTTCCGCTCGAACGGACACGTCTCGGTCGGTAGTGAAGGCGCGACCGGTACGCTGCAACTGTTCGCGGGAAATTCGGAGGCCGCGCGGTTTTATCCGGGTGGTCGGATGACGCTGGGCGGGCTCGCGGACGACGGTTCTACCGCGCTGCGCGGGGCTGGCAATGCACGGTTCACGGGTGAACTTCAGTCAACGAGCCCGAACGGGCTTCGTATCGCATACGGCGACTTTGGCGTGTTTCTGAGAGCCGACGGTGCCAATGCGTTCCTCATGCAGACAGCCGCGAAGGATCAGTACGGCGCGGGCAATGCCTTTCGTCCCTTCCAGTGGGGGCTTACCGATGGCGTTGTCTCGATCGACGGAACCGGTGCGGGCGCGAATTTCGGCGGCGCTGTCAATGTTGCCAAGGGGGTGTGGGCGGGTGGAACCGTAAAGGGGGTCAGTGGCGTCGGGGCGCTCATTGCTTCCAATGGCGGCGGTACGAGCCAGACGTCAATCACTCTGCGGCGGGAGGGCGCGCCCGTTGATCAAAAGCAATGGGAAGTGCTTCACGGCGGCGATGGGGCGTTCACCGTTCGCACCGTGAACGATGGTTACAGCCAGTCGCGTGACGTGTTCTACGTTACACGTGGGAGCGGCATTGCGGCGGGCAATATGGGCCTGATGCCGAACGGCGGCCGTGTGCTGATCGGCGGGGCGACTGACGACGGCTCAATTCTCAACGCGGAAGGGCTCGTGCGCGGTCGCGGATACGCTGTCGATGGCGGCGCATCGTGGGCGACGATCTATTTCAAGAACGGCGCCAAGACGCGATTCGCGATCGGCAAAACCGACACCGACGATTTCGCAATCACGGCATGGGCCGACGACGGCAACACGCAATCTAAGGTGCTGGACATTGCCCGGGGCACCCAGGTTGTGTCGTTCGCAAAGCGCCCGGCATGGGCGGGCGGTGCCGTACCGTATGACACCGGCAATTTCGACCCGAATTCGAAGGTGAACAAGGCCGGTGACACCATGACCGGCGACCTGCGCGTAAAACAGCCGAACAACACCGACGCGCGTGGCTTTGTCGCCGCGCGTGCCGACGGTACGGCGCAGGCGTGGATTCACGCCACGATGAACGGCAACTATTCGGCATGGGCAACCATGAAGCCGGATGGCAACTGGCAGTCGAACGTCATCGTTGTTTACAACGACGACAACCGAGTTCATTTCAATTCCAATATCCATGTCACTGCGCTATCGCGCTTCTACAACCGCCCGACGCTGAACCGCGACGGCTGGCAAGCCGATATCGGCTTGCGCAATAACCGGCCCGGCTTTGACTCGTGGACGTACCTTCGGGCACGCGATGGCGGTGGGTTGGAAATCATCAACGGCGCATACAACGCAGTGACGTGGTCCGTTGACGATTGGGGAACGATGTACATGCGTGGCACCCAGATTCTCAATACGGACGGGAATCTGAACCTGACGTGGCGAGGCCGCTACCTGAGCGCGGAAATTGACGATATCTGGGGGAATATCAACGCGCGAGCGAGTGCGGGCGCACGCGTGCAGTGGGATTCCGGTGTGAACAATTTCGGGACCGTGGATCGCCTCAACGGCGCACTGCCAGCGCCGTGGGTTGTGTGCGGTTTGAGCGGTCCGGGTAACGCGACGGCAAATGCAATCACGGTGTACGGCGTCGTACTGAGGAACCAATGACGAACAAATTCATGCTGCACGTTGAGCAAGCGGCTTTCATTCTGTCGAAGAAATTCCCGCAGCTTGCCCGCTGCAAGGATTACTGGGTCGCGCACCCTGTCGATGAGAAGTCGTACGAGCAAACAAAATCGGCTTGGGTGCCGATCTGGTACCCGCGAGACATTCCGCAGCCGACCCCGGACGATCTGTTGAATTGGTGGCCGGAGTTCGAATCGGAATTCGAACTGATCGACGCCGCCGCGCGTATGCGGAGCGAGCGCGACGCGCTGCTTGCGCAGGTCGATCCGTTAGTCGAACAGGCTGCGGATGCTGGTGACACCGAGCGCGAAGCGGCACTTCGAAAGTACCGCGCTGCTTTGCGTGACGTGCCGCAGCAGGCCGGGTTCCCTCTGAATGTTGTATGGCCGGTTTTGCCTGTCTGAGCCGGAACGTTGTCGAACCATTTACTGAACCTTTATCGGAGATTCCAGCAATGACCCTCAAGAAAACGATCACCGTCGAACTGTCGGGCGCTCCCGCCAGCATTCACCGTATCGACTCGGTGACGATCAATTACGCGGCCAACAGTACGTCCGCGCAGATGTCGAGTTTCTATGACGATGCGGCACGCCGTGCCAATCGCACGCCGCTCGCAAACTCGATGCTGAGCGTCGAGGGCGTACCGAAGGCCGGGAAAGACCCGAAGGCGTACGTCGAGGCGGCGTTGGTCGCGCCGGTGCCGGAAGGCGAAGACGGCGACGCCACGTTGAAGCAGTACGCGCCGAACCGCTACGCGTTTTCGGGCGCCGAAATCATCGCCGACTGACCGCAACCGATGACGCGCAATCCAGATCCGGGCCGCGTCAATCCAATATCAAGGGAGTAGAACAATCATGGCGCAGGACTATCACCACGGCGTAACCGTCGTCGAAGATAACACCGGCGTCCGTCCGATCACCACGATCTCGACGGCCGTTATCGGTGTCGTCTGCACCGGCGACGATGCAGACCCGATCACGTTCCCGCTGAACAAGCCGGTGCTGCTCACGAACGTGCAGGCCGCGCTCGGCAAGGCGGGCCGAAAGGGCACGCTGTACACGACGCTCGATGCGATCCAGAAACAGGCCCGCCCGTACACCGTCGTGGTGCGCGTCCCGCAAGGCAAGGATTCGGCGGAAACCACGTCGAACATTGTCGGCACCGTGAATGCCGACGGCACGAAAACCGGGCTCAAGGCGCTCGAATCGGCGCCGTCCGTGGTGCAGGTGAAGCCGCGGATTCTGGCGGTTCCGGGGCTCGATACGCAACCCGTCGCGAACGCGCTGGCATCCACCGGGCAACTGCTGCGTGCGATGGCGTACGTCGCGGCTCGCAACGAAACGGGGGAACTGGTCGCCACGCAGGAGGAGGCGGTGGCCTACCGGAAGAAGTTCGGTCAACGCGAAGTGATGGTGATCTGGCCGGATTTCGTCGCATGGGACGACGCCGCGTCGAAAGAGGTTGAAGTGCCTGCCGTAGCGTATGCGGTCGGCCTGCGCGCGAAGATCGATCAACAAACCGGCTGGCATAAGACGCTCTCGAACGTCGCTGTGAATGGCGTCGAAGGGATCAGCAAGCCGGTTTCATGGGATTTGCAGAATCCGGCGACCGATGCGGGTTTCCTCAACGAGAATCAGGTCACGACGCTGATCAACCGGAACGGCTTCCGATTCTGGGGCTCGCGCACGGCGTCCGACGATCCACTGTTCGCGTTCGAAAACTACACCCGCACGGCGCAGGTGCTGGCCGATACGATGGCCGAAGCACAGATGGTCGTGATCGACGGCGCGATGATTCCGGCGCTACCGCGCGACGTGATCGAGGGCATCAACGCAAAAATGCGTGAAATGAAAACCAAGGGCCAGTTGATCGGCGGCTCGGCGTGGTTCGACGCGGAACAGAACGGCGTTGTGGCGCTGAAAGATGGCAAAGCGGTGATCAATTACGACTACACGCCTGTGCCCCCGCTGGAAAACCTCACGCTGCGCCAGAAGATCACCGACCAGTATCTGGCCGATTTCGCGTCGCAGGTCAACGCGTAACGCACCCGCCTGGACAAGTCGTCCGGGCCAGACATAGGGAAGGGAGGATAGAAAAATGGGAATGCCGTCCAAACTGAAGCACTTCAACGTGTTTCTCAACGGCGTGTCGTATATCGGGCAGACGGCGGAACTGACGTTGCCGAAGCTCACGCGCAAGATGGAGGAATGGCGCGGCGGCGGCATGGTGGCGCCGGTGAAATACGATTTCGGGCCGGAGGCGATGGAATTGGAGTGGTCGCTCGGCGGGATCGACAAGAACATGCTGAACCAGTGGGGCACCCCGTCCGTCGATGGCGTGATGCTGCGCTTCGCTGGTGCCTACAAGAACGACAGCGACGACGAGTGGACCGCAGTCGAAATCGTCGGGCGCGGCCGTTACTCCGAAGTGGATTTCGGCAATGCGAAAGCGGGCGACGACACCACGACCAAGGCAACGATGGCGCTGGCCTACTACAAGCTGTCCATCAACGGCGAAACCGTGATCGAAATCGACGCGCAGAACTTCATCGAACTGGTGGGCGGCAAGGATGCGCTCACGCAGGTCCGCAAGATCATCGGCGTCTAAGCGCAACGTGCGGCGTGACCGCACTCCAACCCTCACCACACTGAGAAACGAAAATGAAAGAACTGAACACTGAAAACACCCATACGCTCGATCAGCCGATTCGTCAGGGCGACAACGAAATCAAGGCGATCACGCTGCGCAAGCCGGGGTCCGGCGAACTGCGCGGCGTGTCGCTGTCCGACCTCGTGAACCTCGACGTGTCGGCACTGCACAAGGTGCTTCCGCGTATCACCACGCCGACGCTGACCGAAGCCGACGTATCGAAGCTTGACCCGGCCGACCTGCTGCAACTGGCCGGGATCGTCAGCGGTTTTTTTATGACGAAAGCCATGCGAGCAAGCATGGGCTCCCCGACGTAGTAGAGGACGCAATGGCGGACGTGGCGACGGTGTTTGGCTGGACGCCCGTCGTCATGGATCAGATGACGGTTTCTGAACTGATGGAGTGGCGCGAGCGGGCGCGAGTGCGATACGAACGAAATGAATAACGAACTGAAACTGCGCGTCGTGTTCGATATGGTTGATCGACTGACGCGCCCGCTTCGCCAAACGCTCGCCGGTAGCAAGGGGCTGTCGCGCGCGCTCGCTGACACGAAGAAACAGCTTTCCGAATTGCAGAAGCAACAGAAGACCGTCGACGCAGTTAAGGCCGTCCGTACCGAAATGGGGCAGACCGCCACGAAGCTGAAAGCGGCGCAGGAGAAGTTCGCCGGACTGCAAGCGCAGATCAAGGCGACAGAAAATCCCACAGTACGCATGCAGAACGCGATGCGCCGGGCGTCTGCGTCAGTCGTCACGCTCACGCAGCAGCAGGAGAGGCAGCGGACCCGGCTTGGCGAGTTGAACGCACGCATGCAGCAGGCCGGGCGCGGCACGCAAACGCTGACGGCGTACGAGAAATCGTTGCAGTCGAGCATCGCGAAAACGAACGAGACGATCGCGGAACAAGGGCGTCGGTTGCAGGCTGTACATGGGCGCCGTGCGGCGCTTGCGCCTGCGCGTGACCGCCTTCAGGCCGCGCGCGGTGCGGCGGCCGAAATGGCGGTCGGCGGGTATGCGTCGCGCGCAGTCGGCGGGCGCGTGCTCGGCGGGGTCGGTGCAGTGCTCGATGAGTCGAAGCACGCGAAGCTCGAAGAGGTGCGGATTCAAGCGCTCGGCGCCGGCGACCACGATACGAAAAAGGCTATCGATTTCGCGCGCAAACACAAGTCCTACGGCGTCAGCACGACGGAAAACCTCACGCTGATGCGCGACGCCATGACGATCCTCAACGACGAGCATCACGCGGAAATGATTCTGCCGACGCTCTCGAAAATGAAGTTCGCGAATGATTCGCTGTTCGGTGCCGAGCAAGGCGGCGACAATGAACAGAAGTTCATCAACATGTTGAAGGCGATCGAACAGCGCGGCGGCACGAACGACGCTGCAACGTTCAATCGCGAAGCGAACATGGTGCAGAAGGTCATCACCGCGACCGGCGGGCGCGTCGGTGGCGACCAGTGGCAGGAGTTCATCAAGACGGGCGGCACGGCCGCCAAGCTGATGCGTCCGGATGCGTTCTACTACCAGATGGAGCCGCTCATTCAGGAAATGGGCGGTGACACGGTGGGTAGTGCGGTCATGTCCGGTTATCAAAACCTGATCGAAGGGCGCACGACAGTGCGGGCGACGCGCAAACTCATGTCGCTCGGCCTGCTCGACAAAAAGAAGGTCGAGTGGAACAAGAAAACCGGGCTCGTGAAGGCGTTCGCCGATGGCGCACTGCTGAACACCGATCAGTTCAAGTCGTCGCCGTTCGAGTGGTTGGAACAAACGCTGCTCCCGCAGTTTGAGAAGAAGGGCATCACGAAGGAACGCGACGTTCTCAGTGCGATCAGTTCGATTTTCACGAACCGGCGTGCGTCGAACCTGTTTGCCACGATGTTCCTGCAACGCAAGGCGATTCATAAGAGCGTGGCACTGAACGAACACGCTTACGACATCGATCAAGGGTTCAACGTCGGCCAGACGTTGCCGCAGGGTAAGGAAATCGACGCCTTGTCGAAGAAAGCGATTCTCGAAGAACAGCTAGGGTCGAAGATCCTGCCGCTGTATAACCGCGGACTCGAACTGACTGCAAACCTGATCGAGCGCGTGAGCGGGTGGACCGAGCGGAACGCTGGCACGGCGCGCGCACTTGCTATCGGTCTGGCTGCGCTCGGCGCGGTGCTCGTGGGCGGGGGCTCGCTGACGATCGGGTTGGCGGCGATTATTGGGCCGCTGGCGCTGACCCGCTACGGGCTGGCAATGCTCAGCGTGCAGGGCGGCTTGATGCGCGGCACGTTGGCTATGTTGGGTGGTGCATTCCGCGCGTTCGGTGGCGCGATCTTCGCCGTCGGCCGCCTGCTGCTGATGAACCCGATCGGCCTTGCGATTGCGGCAGTCGTCGCTGTAATTGCCGGAGCGGCCTACCTGATTTACCGGTACTGGAAACCGATCTCGGCCTTCTTCGCGAAGGTGTGGGACGGCATCAAGCGGACGGTGCAGACCGTCGGCGGCTGGATTGTCGATTACCTGATGAATTGGACTGTGGTCGGCTTCATTGTCGATCACTGGACCGATTTGAAGGCGATCACGCTGGCAATCTGGGAACTGATCAAATCCGGGGTGCTGCGTGCCGCGCAGGCCGTCGGAGACTTCTTCATGAACTGGACGATCGTCGGTGCGATCGTGCGCCATTGGGACGACATCAAGGCCGCAACGGGCGCGGCATGGGACTGGATCAAGTCAACTGCGATGGGTGCCGGTGGCGCGATACTCGATTTCTTCATGAACTGGACCCTGCTCGGTGTGGTGATTCGGCATTGGGACAGCATCATGTCCTACATGTCTGGGATCGCAAGCCGCTTTATCGAAATCGGCGGCAACATCGTTGACGGGCTCGTGAACGGCATCACGGGCGGCATGAACGCGCTGCGCACAGCGCTGCACAACGTCGGCGAAAACGCGATCGGCTGGTTCAAGGAAAAGCTTGGCATTCATAGCCCGAGCCGCGTTTTCGCAGCGCTCGGCGGGTTCATCGGGCAGGGCGCGGCACAAGGCATCGAGGGTGAGCGCGCGAGCGTGGCCGGTGCCGCTGCCCGGCTCGCCGGGGCCGCGTCGATCACGTTCGGCGCGCTGACGGCGAACGCTGCGCCGTCGCCGTTGGAAATGCGACCGCTGATCGACACCCGGCCGCCGCTGTCGGCCGCGAGTGCGGCGCCGTCGGCGACAGTCGATAGTGGAACGCGGAATTACTACATCACGATCAACGTAGCGAATGGTGACAACGTGAAGGAATTCGAGGCAGCCGTGCGCCGTGTGATTGATCAGGTCGAGCGCGAGGATCGTCGTCGCGTCAGCTCGCGCCTGTCCGACTGAGGCCGCCATGCTGCTCTCTCTCGGACAATTCGTTTTCGGCACACTCACGGCGCCGTTTAGCGAAATGCAGCGTCGCCGCACGTGGAAGTTCGCGAGCAATTCGCGCGTCGGCGCGCGCGATGCGCGTCAGTTCGCGGGGCCGGGCGACGACACGTTCACGATGCAAGGCATGATCGCAACGGGGGTGCTCGGCTCGCCTATCTCGATGGACCTGATTTCCGAGATGGCGAACACGGGCGATGCGTACGTGCTGGTGGATGGGCGCGGCGTCGTCTACGGTGCATACGTGATAGACGAGCTACACGAAACGCACTCGTATTTCACGATCCTCGGCGTGCCGCAGAAAATCGAATTCACGCTGACGATCACGCGCGTGGACGATCGCGCACTCGCGGCGTCGGTTGACGGCGGCGCCGCGACGAGCGAGCCGACGACTGGATCGCTCGACAAGGCACCGGCCGGGGCGACGCCGCCCTACGTCAAGCCGAAAGCGAAGAAGGGGTAGGGCGATGGCGGATTTTGTGCAATCGGCCAAGCTGCCGACGCGGCGACTCGTCCCATACGCTGATTACCGCATCACCCTCGACGGGCGCGACCTGTCACGCACGATTGCGCCGTATCTGGTCTATCTCACGTTGAGCGAGTCACGCGCCGACGAAGCGGATTCGCTCAATCTCGTGTTGGACGACGCGCGCGGCGATCTGGAATTGCCGAAGCGCGGCGCCGAACTGAAGCTGTCGATCGGGTGGGAGGGCGAAACGCTCGTGGACAAAGGCACCTTCACGATCGATGAATTCGAGTTCCACGGCGCACCCGATCAGATCACGGTCAGCGCGCGTTCGGCGTCAATGACGGATGCCATGCACGAGCGGCGCGACAAAAGCTGGCACGGTCAGACGATCGGCGATATCGTCAAGGCGATCGCCGTTCGGCACAAGCTGACACCCGCGCTCGGCGACGCGCTCGCCAAGGTCAGGATCGCGCATATCGACCAGACGAGCGAAAGCGACATGTCATTTTTGACGCGGCTCGCGAAGCGGTACGACGCGGTGATGACGGTCAAGGATGGGCGGCTGCTGTTTATGCCGATCGGGGCGGGCACGAGCGCGAGCGGTAAGCCGCTGCCGACACTGGAGATCCGGAAGGCGAAGGGTGATTCGTATCGCTATCACGTGTCGCAGCGCGAAAGCTACACGTCGGTGCGTGCACGTTGGCACACGTCGAAGAAGGGCAAGCAAGAGTCCGTGATCGTCGGCGGCGAAAACAACCGCAGCACGAAGCTGTTGCCGGAAATCTACGGCTCGCGCGCTGATGCAGAAGCGGCGGCCAAGGCTGAATACGCACGCACGCAGCGCGGACAGGCGACGTTCAATATGACACTCGCGCTTGGCCGTGCCGACGTGTACCCGGAAATGACCGTCAACGCGAAGGGCTTCAAACCTGATATCGATGCGACACCGTGGCTCGTGAAGCGCGTCGTGTCTCGGATCGACGGTAACGGCGGGTTCACGTCATCGCTCGAAATGGAGATGCGCGACGATCCGACGACCGATCGGCACCGAACGCACTTCCGGAAGGGAGGGAAATAGAATCGCCTAGAATGTAGCTGAGCTCGTCCACGAGGACTCACTTCAATTGGTTGACGTGTGCAACACCACCTAACACAGCGAGAACCCAAAATGAACCGTGATGCAATCTTGGGCGCGATGCCAAGTAACGAAGAATTCCAAGCGGCGCCGGGCTACGGTAAGCAAGAGATCGTCGCAAATCTGCTCAGAGCGATTCTTGATGCGCTGGATAAAGAGGACCGGGAGCCGGATCGCTGGGAGGGGCAGTACATTGCACAGGCGATTGGCTTTCTACTGGCGCAGTGGTATCACGCGGCGGCTACCGCAGCTGTGATCGCGATGACTCCCTCTGGCGAGCGGGCGAAACCTGAGACGTGGGACAGGGCTGATGACACAGTAACTGGTCGTGCACTGCGCGACGCGCTCGAATATGCGGCAGGCAAGCCAGCGATGAATCAGTGACGAATCCGAACAGGCAACGGAGCCATCAGCAGAAAGCTACGATTTTCTAGCGATCAGGGGATATTGTGCGCAAGGAGCCGGCAGACATATACGCAATGATGATTGGCGAAGCGGCTAACCGGCTTGCCGATGCTGCAACATTTTTGGAATCGTTCACAAACGGCTGTAGCGCTGCCTATCTAGAGGCGTCCGCGCTTCAATTGCGAAAGGGGCTTGAGACACTTGCATTCGCAGCTATCGCCCCGAATGAATCGGCGTATGCCGCGCATCGAGCTAAGTTGGTAAAGAACCCAGATTTCACAAGGGATTACCACGCCAAGTGGATATTCAACGATCTAGCCAAGATCAACCCCGACTTCTATCCGTTACCGCTTCTACCGATTAAGAACATTACCCCAGCGGGTTCACTTAACAATCATTTCTATTTCGATCGAAAGGAGTCGGGATACCTTTCAAAAACGGACTTCATCAGCGTATATGATCGCCTCGGAAAGCACCTGCACGCCCGCAACCCGTGGAGTAAAGGAGACGCGCTTGCCGGGTTGTCTGAAATGGCCGCTAAGACGATAGAAGCCGTACACGGGCTTATTGAACTGCACGTCGCGTTTGTTCGTAAGCCCGGCTTCTCGGGAATATGGGTTGTCGAGATACCGCGCGGTTCGCTAGTGCCAAACATGATAGTGGGTCAAACGGACGGCCCGTATGCGGTGCAGTATCGGAAGCCATAGAAAAAGCCCGCACGTGCGGGCTTTTTTGTTGAACCGGGAAGCGTCAGATATGCAGAATCCGAATCCCAACGAACCACAGTATCCATTGCGCGATCACCGCGCAGACAAGGTACGCGACGACGATATGCGCCGGTGGCCGACGGGCAAACACGAGAAAACCGAGCGCTGCGAACAGGATCGGCGGGCCGAACAAGTACACGAACAGATCCATTGTGGCGTGTGTCGTTGCGGCGCATGCGTCGACGCCGCCGCCGCACGTCCCGGCCGGTGGCGTACACCAATTTTTGATGACCGTGCATAGGCGAGAATCGACCGCAGACCACGCGATCACGCTGACGAGCCCCGCAATCGCGAATCCGATCGTTCCCAATAGACGCCGCATTATTTGATTTCCCAGAAAAGAATTTGCTTCGAATTCCGAAGATCAGACCACCCGAACGACGTTCCGGGTGCGAACGCCTGAAACCCGAGCACCCGGCTAAACGTTGCGACAGCATCAGGTGCGCTGCTCACGGTCAGGCGCGAGCCATTCCACAAATCGATGTGCCCGCCGCTCGCGTTCCCTGCGGCTTCGCCTTCGCGTGTCCAGTAGCGCGAGAACTGGATTATGCCGGTGCGCCCCTTCACCTTGGATTCCCAATCGGCGCCGGTGATGTTTTCGGCTTTCGGCAGTCCCGCGAAGGGCTGATGTTGTAACCATTCGCCGAGTTCATCGGCACGCGTCGCCGTCGGCTTTCCATCGAGCATGATTCGGCCGATGGTCGGTGATCCGGACATGGGCTTGACCGTTTTCTGAGAAAACGACTTCATGCCGACGCCGACGCGGTGCAAGGTCACGCTCAAGCGGATAGCGCACTGATTCGTGTAATCCGGGTTGTCGTACGGGTCGCCGGAAGGGTAGGCGTCCCAAAGTTCTTTGAATGTGATCGCCTTCACGGGGACTTCTTTTTGCGAGCCCGTTTGTGTGTTCGTGTCGATCTTGGTCGGTTTCGTGTGCGGCATCGATCATTCCCCGTGTTGCATGGCGAGCGCGTCGTCGCCCCAATGAACGGTATAGGAGCCCGGATCGTCTCCGGTGTAGACACGCGGCAATGTCCCGCTCGCGTCCAGGCGGCCGAAATGCACGCGGCCGTCGGCGGTTTCAATGTAGTACGGCAAGCCTTCGACCTGATGCTCGGTCGCCTTCACCTGCTCATCGAACGCGCCTTTCTTGACCGATGCAACGCCGCCCGTGGCGGTCAGGCTCGATATCACCTTGCCGTGCCCCTCGATCATGTCGTCGCACCATGCTTCGCCGCAGAGTCCGGCAACGATTTTGGGTGGCTTAGGGCATCCGCATAGCACGATGTCCTGATCGAGCGCCGCCTCGCCCGACATGCTCATGCGGTACGGCCCGCCAGATTTCGCGATGACGCCCGGCGCCTTGCAGACGGCGCAGAAGGCCGGGCCGCCGATCAAGGCGACCTGATGCCCGTTCATGGTGATGGGTGGTCCGCCGTGCGGTAGGACGTTACCGCCGCTCGACAACGTATCCCCGACGACTGCGATTTTTCGCAACATGCGTGTAGCCCCTCGAAATTCGCGACCCCGGCGCGTTGCGCCTCGGCCTCTCTCAGTTTGTTCGGATGATTCGACGCGATTCTACCAACGCGGATGGGGCCGGGCGTCGCAACAGCCACGTGTAGAAACGTCCGGCGCGTTCGGCTTCGTCCGCTGCCGACCGCCACATGGAATGCAGGGCGACGGTGGATGGGAACGCCACGGGCGTTCCCGTGCTGTCGTTCCACCCGAATTCGGTGCTCCAGAAAGACGAGAAATAACTACCGATCGGCATGGCGATGCCGCGTGGACCGAAGTACAGGCGTGCGAGGACCATCGCGCGAAAATCTGCGTCGTGTCTCGGTATCCCGGCGTCGAAGGTTATGATCGCGGCGCGCTCGTTGAAGAATTCCCAGACGTTCGAGTCGTCGTCGCGCTTCATGATCTTGCACAAATACTGTATGGATGTACAGTATTTCGAGCGTATCGGCCGATGTCAACGTCAAGAAATCGGGGCGCCATGCCGACGTAGCCCCTTGGTCGCCGTTTATGGGGGAACGTAGGCTGGCGGCCCGACGCCGGTCCAAAGGGGGCCGGACCGCCACGAGCGGGGCAGATCCAGCGCGAGCGTGCGCCACTTGGCGAGCACGGCCGCGAACGTGCCTTCGCTCTTGGCTCGGTGGATTTTGTCGACGACGTTCCATCCGCGAATGTAGTGCGTCAGGCTGCGTTGGCTCGACAGGTAGTGCGGCGCGTGAACGCCGACCCATGCCAGCATTTCATCGGGCGGCACGTCCGGGGCGGCCGGGTCCGGTTCGATGTTCGCGCGAACTGGCGATGGCGCGTCGACGCGCTCGCCGGGCGCCGTTGCGGCGTGTGCGTCGCGGTTGGATTCGAGGGCCAACAGGCGCAGGACTTCGATGCGGTGCCACGGGATCGGCGAGCGACCGGCGACGTAGTTCCGGACGGTACGGGTGCAGCAGCGGAGCGTTTGCGCGATTCGAGCGATGGACAGGCCGTCGGTCAGCGCGAGAAAATCGGCTAGCGCGCCGTGACGGCACTCGGCGGCATTCAT